TTTTTAGCTAAAAGTTCTGGGGCCGAATGTCTTCTAAATTGATATATTATTGACCATACATCGTCTGCTTCTTTAGAACTTCTTGGTGCAAACACAAAATCAAAATTAAATGATCTCAACTGTGGATTTTGATATAGCACTTCAATTACAGGATTGATTGCAAAGCCTACAATGTTTGCTGCAGTTTTTAGACTAGACACCGACGTAGAAGCATTAAGTATTCTGCCGACGGCGCCGCCGCTTCTGTCTAAGACACGGCGAGCAGCACTTCCGAGCAGATCACCCGCTGCAACCGCGGCGGAAGCCCCTAAGGTGGCAGCAACCGCACCACCTGCACCCATTCCACCACTTGCACCTGCCAAGCTGGAAGACCCTGTTGCTGCGGTTGTTCCTGCAATACCTAAAGTATCAAGCAGATTCATTTGTTGATAACTTTGTTTATCATCAAATACAACTGTTTCAGGAACATAGAGAGAAATTGCTGTTTTAGATCTTTTTGTTCGTCTGGTTAGACCCAGTAAATTACCTTTGGTTAATTCGGCAGTTCTAGAACCAACAGGCTGACCATTAGTTCCTTGCGCCAATTGAGATTTATTTGCGCTTAAATCTTTAGTTGAGTCTTGTATCATTACATTAAATAGTATTGCATGAGACAAATTTTCTATATCACTAGGATAATTTAGTGATGAAAACCCGTATGGATTATTTACTAAAGTATTAAGAGGAGCCGGTTCTTGTCTAGCTTCTTGTCTTTGGGGCATCTAAATATTTCCAAACTTATTTTAATATATTTATCATGTCATACAAAGGTAGATTTATTCCAACAAATAGTGAAAAGTATCGCGGAGATCCCACACGAATAATATATCGTAGTCTTTGGGAACGCCGTGTAATGGTTTTTCTTGATGTAAATCCATCTATAGTGCAATGGTCATCTGAAGAAATTGTCATACCATATCTATCTCCCATAGATAAAAAAGTTCATCGTTATTTTCCTGATTTTTATGTTAAAGTTCGCGATAAAGAGAACAAAATTCGTGAAATGATATGGGAAATAAAGCCCAAAAAAGAGTCAATACCACCTAAAAAAAGGGATCGTATCACTCAAAAATACATAACTGAAGTTGTTACGTGGGGCATAAATGAGGCTAAATGGAATGCAGCCAAAGAATATTGTCTTGATCGTCTTTGGGAATTTAAAGTGCTTACCGAAGATGATCTGGGAGTGAAATAAATATAGTTATGGCATTAATAGATAGATTACAAAAAGAATTGCAGAAACAAAATCTAGCAATTAGTTCAAATAAAGCTAGACAATGGATCAAAAATAAGGTTAAAGATTTACAAAATCTAAAATCAACACTTCAACGCGATCTTAAAAGAAAAAGAACAACTTTTGATTTAGGTGACATGTATTTTTTTAGCTATAATCCAAAACTTAAAGACTCTTTACCATTTTATGATATTTTTCCTCTAGTTATACCAATAGAAACATATTCGGATGGATTTTTGGGATTAAATTTACATTATCTTGCTCCTGTTCCTCGTGCAAAATTATTAGATGCTTTAAGTGAATTTGCAACAAATAAAAAATATGATGAAAAAACTAGAATAGCGGTGTCTTATCAAATGTTAAAAGGACTATCTTCAACAGATGCATTTCGCCCGTGTTTAAAAAGATATCTTTCACAAAATATACGATCTAGATTCTTGCGTATAAATGCAGATGAATGGGATATAGCCATATTTTTACCTGTTGAAAGTTTTATGGGTGCTACCAAACAAAAAGTATTTTTAGATTCTAGAAAGAAATATCAATGAGTAATATAGAAAGCTTTAGAGCAAGTATAAATCAATATTCTGATTTTGCAAAGACAAGTCGTTTTTGGGTATATATTACAAATCCACCAGGTGGTGGTGATACAGAGCTTCTAAAATATCGTTGTTTTAGTGCAGAGCTTCCAGGAAGAACGTTTTCAACTTTTGAAAATAGAACGTATGGATTATTTCAAACTTATCCTGCACAAACAACATATAATCAATTAAATCTTGAATTTTTATGTTCCTCTAATAAAAAAGGACCGTTAGGCGGAACAGGATTTGCTGAAAAAAAAATATTTGAAGATTGGATGGATTATATTAATCCAACAGAAAATGGTGCAACAAATATAAGCAATAATCCCCTCTATAACTTTAGATATAGAAGCGAGTATGTAAGAGATATTACAGTGATACATTATGATATCGTAGGTAATAACGGTAATGACATGCCAGATTATCAAGTGACATTTATAGAATGTTTTCCAATTTCAATAAATCAAATAACATTAAACTGGTCAAATGAAGAAAATGCAACGCTAAATGTTACATTTGCATATAAGAGATGGCAAAGAGGATATTTTCCTCGAGATAATAAAGTATCACAATCGGATATAGGAGTAATAACAACGGGACAGCCTCCACCTACGCCGTCTGAGGAACCTGGGGAACTAAGCCAGGCAGTAAGAAGAGGATTTGTGGATCCAGAAACGAATGTTCCATATGGAGCATAATTAAAAGGAATATAATATGAATTTACCTAAAATTGAATTGCCGACTCATGAATTTGAAATGCCGTCATCTGGCAAAAAGATAAGATTTAGACCATTTCTCGTAAAAGAACAAAAAATTCTTTTGATGGCTCTAGAAGCAGGAAAAGAAAATGATATAATGAATGCAATCAAGCAGATCATTACAAATTGCGTAGTTGAAAAAAATTTTGATGTAAATGAAATGTCGTCTTTTGACATGGAATATTTTTTCATTCATTTGAGAGCAAGATCAATTGGTGAAAAAGTGCAATTAAATTTTAAATGTAAAAATATTGTTGATGATAAAGAATGCGGAAACAATATGCAAATGGAACATGACATACTATCAGCAACCATTGAGAAACCATCAAATCACAACAAGACAATATTCTTTTCCAATGACGTTGGTGTATCAATGAAATATCCTTCCATGAAAATGGCTGAAAGCTTGATTTTGAAGACCAAGGCAAAATCAAAGAACTTTTCAGAAACAGAAATGGCCTTAGACATGATCGTTGATTGCGTTGATTATTTTTTCAAAGGAGAAGAAATCTATTACATTAATGAAATGAGTCGTGAAGAAGTAAAAGAATATATTGAAAATATACCAAAAGCCAGTCTAGATCAAATTGAAACATTTTTTCAAACTATGCCATCAATTAAATCTATAATTGAACATAAATGCGAAAAATGCGGTTTTGATCACAAGATTCCACTGGAGGGAATGATAAATTTTTTCGAATAAGCCTTGGTCATGAGTCTTTGATGAATTATTACAATACAAACTTTGCCATGATGCAACACCACAAATACAGTTTAACAGAACTTGAAAACATGATGCCTTGGGAAAGAGATGTTTACATAGTCATGTTAGTACAATACATAGAAAAAGAAAATGAACGAATAAAACAACAAATGGCAAATAAAAGAAGATAAAAAAATGGAAGCAGTAAAAACACACCAAGGCAAAACATATGCTTTTGATGCAACAGCACAGGGAAAAGGACTTTGGAAACAAGTTACCAAAGCAGGTAAACTGGGAAAAATTGCATCTAAAGATTTGCAACAGCGTTGGGGAAATCCTAACGACTCTGGCCCATTGTATAATCAATCATCACAAATAGAATCAGATCAGTCAAATGTGATGAAATTTGGTGGAATGATAAAAGAAAAAACACCAACACCAGAAAGATTAAAAACATTTAGAAGAATGTTAACTGATCCCAATGAAACCGTTGGTTCAGCAGCTGTCAAGGGCATAAAGCAAAGACTAAGACCAGAAATACTTGTTAAAAATCTATTTGGTAAAACCGCAGGATTAATGGCAGCAAAAGGTCTTGGTGTTTCTTCGGAAAGAATGGAAGCGGTTGATAAAGGATTTTCCGATGCGCCGACTGGATTTACCGGAAAAGTAAAAGGAGGATCAGCCGAAGCACCAAAAGAAATTGGTAAAGAACTAAAATTAATACGAATGACAAGTCAACAAACATATAATCAAATAAAAGAAATTAATGACTATTTCAAAGCAAAAGCAAAAAAAGAAGATATTGAAGGAGACAAAAGAGCATTACCAACAAAACCAATGTCATCATCAACAGGGGGTGCCGCAGCTGCAGCACCAGCTGCAGCACCAGCTGCAGCTGGAGGTGGATTTCTTGATAGCATTAGCGGTGCTTACCGGAAAAGTAAAAGGAGGATCAGCCGAAGCACCAAAGGGACTTTTGATAGCATTAAGAGCAAGTTTGGCGGTGCAGGAGGTGGATTTCTTGATAGCATTAAGAGCATGTTTGGCGGTGCAAGAGGATTTTCTCTTGCAGGTGCAAGAGGATTTTCTCTTGCAGCAATTGGTACAACCATTTTTAGTGTATTGACAAAAGTTCTCAAAAAAGCAGTAACAAAGATTCCTATTGTTGGTCCACTAATTCTTGCTGCCTTTGGTTTAAAAGATGCTTATGACGAGCATGTTAAAAGTGGAGATTTTGGTTCGGCTGTTGGTGCATTTTTTGAATCCGTTGCTGGTACCTTGACTTTCGGTCTATCAACTTCCCTATTGGGTGAAGGTGGAATAAAAAACTTTGTTAAAGGAATTGTTGATGATACTACAGAAATGTTCAAAAAGTTCTTTGATAGTGCAATAGAATGGCTTGATGAGTATATCATAACACCCGCTGGAGAAATGTGGGAAAAAATAAAAACTGCAATAGGTGAATTTAGTTTAAGCGAAACAATAACAACAATAAGTGAAAAAATAAGTTCCGCATTTGAAAGCATCAAGTCCTGGTTTAGTGAAAATATTATAACACCAGCATCAAACATGTGGGAAAAAATAAAAGAATCAATTCCTGAATTTAGTGTTAGCGAAATCATTGATACTCTAAAGACAAAATTTGGAAATGCTGTTACAAATGTAAAAGATTTTATTACTGGAAATTTAATAGATCCGATAATTAGTATTCCTGGAAAAATTGTTGGTACTTTAAAATCAATAGTTGCTAGTTTGTTTGAAAAAATAGCTAACTTTGAGCTTAAACTTCCAGAATTTACATTAAAAAATCCTGTAACGAAAACTGAGTATAAACTAGGTGGTCAATCATTCAAACCATTCGCAGGTCTTTTACCTGGGTTTGTTAAAGAAGAAGATAAGGGCCCTCCCCCCGGCGGGGGAGGCGGCGGGGGATCCCCGCCGCAAGGTGGTTCTGTTAATGTAGAAGATAAGGGCCCTCCCCCCGGCGAGGGGGGCGGCGGGGGAGGCGGCGGGGGATCCCCGCCGCAAGGTGGTTCTGTTAATGTAGAAGAAGTAGAAAAAGAAGCGTTAAAAAATTTAAAAGACGCGCAAGATCAAACAAAAAGTTATGAAATGGAGGATACCTCTCTGGGATCAGATCTGACAGAGGAACAATTAGATCGCATCTTCGGCCCCCGCCGCACAAATGTTCCTTCTACAGAACCAGCAGAGCCCCAACCAGTCACAGCAGTTCCTATTCAACCAGTTCCTGCAGGAACTGATCTTAGAAATCTTCCTCCTACAGGATTACCCGTTCCACAACCAAGAGCAACAGGTCAAGTAATACAACAATCCGCAGAACAATTAGCAGCAACTCAAAACAATGCACAAACACCAGCACAACCAATAATTGTAAATAATACAACAAATAACAGTAGTGGTGGCG